CTAGAGCAGCCATGTTAGTTTAAAACTCCGTGAAAATTGTTGTAAAAAAGTTAATCGTGAAATTTAAGTTGTCGCGCTAAGTACTGTAATGCTTCGTGTTTAGGTAACTTGTCGAGGTCTACACTTGCTTGGGCCGCAGCTGCCTGCGAATGGGTAAGAGTTGAAATCGGCTCTTTTACTTCTTTTGTCGCTTGCTTCGGCGCCGCAGGTTTTGGCTGGCCAGGAGTTTGCACTACTGGTTTCGTTTCAAACCGCGACTTTATCTTACGAGTATTAGACACTTTAGAAAAGTAATCTTCGTAGTACTTCTCAACTATATCACAGGCTTCGGGATAGTCAAGCACTCTTTGGTGCTGGGCAAAGTACTCAGACATTACGTCTTTAACCAATGTAAGGGCCTCAGCGCCAACCGTCTGAATTAATTCATATTTTTCATCAGAAGCCGTTGCTTGAATATTACGATTGATTTCTTGAAGAGCAATGTTAGCTTCTTTAGCATCTAAATCAGAGAATTTCTTATTTAAAGCTTCTTCTAACTTGTCAACTTTAGATAAACGTTCTTCAAACTCATTAAACCGTTTTGTAGTAGGATCTACTTCTGGTTCTTTATATTCACCGATTGCATCTTGTGTCAAATCGTTAAAACTGATTCCTAGTTCTTTTAGGGTCTTTAAAGGAGCCTTTTTAACATTGTTCCACTTAGCTTCACGTTCTTGTAGTTCTTTGAATTTACTTTCAAAGTCCTTCATACGTGCTTCGGTTTCTTGTTCCTTTTGGCGAATTTCACGTTCTTTGCGGCTTAATGCGGCAAAACGCGATGCCATTGGATCTTTCTTTTCTTCTACGGGCTTAGCTTCAGGCTCAGCGGCTACAGGCTCTGCTGGGGCTTCTGCGCCTTCTACAGGGGCTTCGGCTGGAGCTTCTTGTGCTGATTGCTGGCTAGAAACTTGTTGAATGATCTGCTCAAGGGTAGGTAGAGCATCGGACGACTGTGCTGGCGCTGACGGGGCTGCTTCCGGCGCTGCTGACACGGGTGCCACAGCTGCTGCTGGTTCTGACATGGTAACTCCTAAAAATCAATAATTACTGAGAAGGCGGACCACCCGCCGGCATTGCACCTTGCGGTGCGGGAGCCTGTTGTTGAGCTGGGGCTGCTGGTTGGGCTGCTCCAGGGGCCGGAGGACTTCCGGGTTGCGCTGATTGCTGTGGAGGCTGTTGTAAAGCTTTTGCCATTGCCATCCACTGTCTGAGGAGATCTAACTTTTCCTCATCGACGTTGTTATTTTTAGCTTCAAGATATGCACCGTGCATCATCTCGATACCGTTTTGGAGATCTTGGAACGGCTCAGGATTCGAGAACCCTTCAATACCTTTATCCAAAATAGCTTCAATAACCTTATTAATATCGTCCATAGCCGCAGTTTTGCGATCCATGGGGACTTCAATATCTGGGAAATCAAGTAATGAAACGGCCGTATCTTGGTTGATTGCGCCCATATTCATAAGATCTTGTACAAACGCCAATCGTCCTGCTGGCTCGTGTGGCAGCATAGAAACTGGGAACATTTGCATAATGTAGTCTTCTTTATCCAAAGCCACATCAGACCATTTAATCTTTTCAATAAACTTTTTAGACTGTGCGGTAACTTCTAGCTCTTCACCATTTTCATAGATTTCTTTAGCTAGTTCAATATACTGGCGAGCCGTCTGTAAGAACGAGTGCTCATAACTTTGTGATATGATTGCAAATCGTTCAGTCTCGATGTCGTTGTACTCACGAATAGCTACACCAGACTCAAGGCCTGCAGGCTTTTGACTAGTCGCAGATGAAACCGATACACCGGCTTCTTCGTAACCTTTAGTAATAAGCCAATCAAGATGGCGAAAGTATTCAGGATGTACCGTCTGTGGAACATAAAACTCTGGTTTGCTTCCTGAGTAGTACACGATCGAACCAATTTCGTTATTTAGATGTTCTTTAGCTACACGCGAACCGTACTCTAAGAATACTTTAAAAGCCGACCCTAAATGGAATGACTTTTGAATGGTACGTAGCATCTTATTGATTTCAATTTGGTTACCAGTCAAACGCTCAGTAAGTGATTGACCCCAAAATCCCGTAACCGGTGCAGACCATTGGAAGAATGTAAATGGAAAATGTTCACGATTGTACTCTTCGTCTAGCAAGGTAGCTTTTTCAATAGTAATAACATGCCGGCCTTTAGCGCCTTCAACTCCAGGCGTCGGTAAGTGCCAAGCTTCGATAACTGCTACAAATTCAGCCAATTCTTGAGCTTTGTACAACGTACGATCAAATGACTCAGCAGATGCTGCAATATCTGACTTAAACCGTGGATACATTTCTATAAGAGTAGCACGATTGAAGTACTTAATTTGATATAGAGACTGGGGTTTGCCATAAAGAGCATCGGCCGCATCTACATAAAGTTCTAGACCTAATACGCGCTCAGTAACGATTTGATTGTCTTTGCGATAGTGCTTTAATGCACCGGCATCGAATACCGTAGAATCCCGAAAAGCCATCTGATGTAACTTGTAAATACCGTTATGATAAAAAAGTCCATCCATGAATTTAGTCAATTGCTGAGCTTGGCGTTTAGCATCGTAATCGCCACCGGATGTAAGAAACTGAATCCGAGCTTTCATTTTACTAATTTTAGCGCAAACAGTATCTGAAGTCGAAGTAATCAAGTTATACTTAACGCGGTTTTCAGGTAACATCGGCGTCGCCATTTTGGTGTAAGTAAATGGAGTTGCAGCAACTAAATCCGAGTTGCCGTACATTTGCATCGATCGCAAGTTCTTTTCCATCCGACCAGTTTGATGATGATGAATACGATTTACCGTATCATACACATTCCTGTGCACATCATTTTTACTGTCTTTCCACCAAGGGGGCGTATTATTGGAACCGGTAGTGTCAGCCATTAGTTATCCTATGTTGACCAGAGTAGATCTTCTTGCTCGGTTTCTAAAGTAGACTTAAGAGTCTTTAACAGTTGTTCTTTTCGATCCGCAGCATCATCAATAGTTTGAGGTGCGCCATTTTGGGTAATCATATTAAACTCGACTTCAAATCCATCGACTTTAAATTTAATCACGCCTTCAGACTTCATAAACAGGACTAGCTCTTTAATTTTGGTAATATCCATGTCTCACTCCAAGTTTCATAATATCCTATAAATTAGTGATTTGCAAACGATAAGCGACTTTTAACGCCTATTCGTCAAAATCCCATGCTGCATCGTCTTGATCACGTGACTCAATCTTAGCTAACTTAGTGATACTACTAATCATTCTATCTTCTTCAGTCGGCTTAGGAGTTGCATTTTTTAAATACGTGTTATAGACACGACGATAAATATAAAGGCAAGCATCAGAAGCATGGTTTTCAGTCCCTTTGATTTCGTCACCATTATTGTCTTTTGTAATTGATGCCCACTCAGCTAAGAGGTTCTCATTGAATGGACGGATGACTTTAATGTATCCTGAAATCAGGTCATTGGCAATAATGCGCTGATGCCAAGATTTATCAGTCTTTTCAGCAGCTTGCACTTGCATATGATAACGGCGAGTTAATTCTTCGACTACTACTTTACCCAATCCACCAGTATCGGCAATTGTTAAGATAGGTTTGTACTTATCTATAAACGATTGCAGCTGTGCGGCAATTTGATCGATTAGTAGACCTGCTTCTTTCCACGTTTCAACAACTTGTACTTCACGAGAGTATTGGCTAAATTTAAGCACGCATATGGCTGATGCCGATACAGACCCTAAATCGATACCAATGCCGTATTGCGGTTTTTCAATTTCATACTCATCTTGGATAACATTCTTTTGATCAAATGGATAAACTAGTGAAGTTGCATCTCGAACCCATTCACCTAAATACTCTCTACGAAAAGTTGGGTGTTGTACGTTACCGCCAAACTGCAAACGGCAGATGGTGTCTAATTCCTCTTCAGCTCTAGTCTTAAATTTTGGATCATTAGCCGGCTTCATCATTTCAGGGTTATCTTTAATCGTCCAATGGTACTTAGACCATGAAGATTGCAAATTACCTTGATCAGCTTCATAAAAGAATCCCGTAAGCAAGAGCCCCGGGGATGAAGTCATAATTAGCGTGCCCTTCAAAATAGCAGTAGTAGGAAGGAGGGATTTAATCAAATCATCAGCAGTTACAAAAAAGCCCATCTCATCAACAACCACAAGACCAAACTTCCGGCCCCGAAGGCGATTGCGTGCGTTGAGGGCATCCGCGCCAAACAATTGTATAAAGGAACCATTAGCAAACTTAATCCGAAGAGTAGACTCAAGCGCTTCATGCGGAATCTCCAACAATTCTAGTATGGTAACAATGGTCATCCAAATAGCTTCTCGTGCAGAGTCGCGCGTTAAACCCAAGTAAAGTGTAGGAGTATTTGGAGCTTTTAGACACGTAAGAATTAGATACACGGCATCGGCAAACGTTTTACCAGACTGACGTCCAGCTCGTGCCAACTTAAACCGTGAAGGGTCTTCTATGAACTTACGTTGTATCGGAGAGCAGAGCTTCATAAGTTTCTCGACCACCGATTGGGCCGGTACTTTTCGTTTAGCTAGCTCTTTACGTACAAGGTCAGTTACTAAGCTATTCTTGGACCGAGTCATATTTTAAATGGGAGATATTGGTTATTGGAACCACGTGTTTTACTTTAGATCCTAGACAGTTGATCGTAAGGAATGATCCAGACTCATCTAGGCTAAACTCTATTGCACCACCATCTACGCGCGTACCATTGATACGATCGGTTGCGGTGTAAACAACCTCGACCGGCATAGCGCCTTGGCCGATTTTAATTTGATGGATAAATCCAACGGACATTAACTTGTAACTCATTTGATACCTCTTTGCTTGTACGGGTTATATATGTAAGTTTTCAGTTTAGCTAATTTATCAGAAGACTTAGACATGTGCGTGTATATATGTGTGGATCCGGATAGCGACATATTCATTAGACTAGATTCGAGAAGTTTTGCAATACCTAGTTTACGGAATGTATGTTTGCAATATAGCCAATGTATTACAGAAAGTTCCGGAGTGAGTTCCGCAACAATATATCCACAAATTTGATCCTGATCTTCTTTGTTGCAAGCCACTAGAATCATTAGTGATTTGGACGCAAGAACTTCTTCGATCACCTTATGGTGTTCTGCATAGTACACCGTATTGGGTACATTCTTAACAGCCGGTGAGTCGCGATAGGACTTTAACCAGGAGTTAAAAATGAACGGTATATCACTTAGTTCCGCTACCCGAATCATTACTGGCAGCTGATTGTCCGCTTCCATTGCTTGCTTCCTTTGCGAATTGTTCTTGCACGTGGTCCATTTGAGCTAATAGGAATCTTTTCTTATATTCCAAGTCGCCCAATTGCTTGCACATTTCTGAGTACGTGTGATTTAGTTCGTCTAGTTTGGTTGGTTTAGCTTGTTCAGTCATATCGATTTTACCTCCATCGACATAGTAGTGCTTTGATATTACTAAGAAACTGCCCGCATGTCAACAGTTTTATTTATTGAAATATTTGATTGACAGAAATTTACATATAGGTTACCGTACATAAACGACTCCGGCTAGGGGCATGAGGTCGCTAATTATCAATGCCCTTGTGGTCAGGTGCTACCACGTTAAAGAACTCACTTAGAAAAGTAAATGAATCCATAAGTTTACTTACTTCTACCCAGCTTGACTATGAGATGTGCCTTAAGTAACTTGACCGTGTGCCCAGGCTTAACACCACATCTGATTCACCTCGCTGCTAGATATACCGGTTACGAAGTCCAGTCCCAAGAATCTAAAGTGCTGTTCGTATCGACAGCCCGGGTATGCTTGCAAGATTGCTCCCGCCCCCTCATAACCTAACGGTTTAAAGATACGTATACGATGTAGATTCAAGGGATTAAGTACGAGTAACCTTCCACGAACCGCCGAACTACTCAATGGCCGCTATGAGTAAAAGGCTGGGCCTATAAATATACCCCTATATATAAATAATAAAATAGTGCTAAAGTTTTTCATAGAAATACCGTATAGTATATTAGTGTGACGGCGTGGGAAGCAGACACGCGGTGAACAAACGAGCCTGACCGATCTACTACCGAAAGCGCAGCATTTATTTCAGCAACCTTAAGGTCTGAATAGCAATTAGCACGGGTGGCAAAATGTAGATCTTGGTGGAGTAGCGACCACCCACACTTAACATTTAAGGAGTTAGTATGAAATTTATTGTTAGCAGAACAAGTGCATACGGTGAAAAACCTACAGAAGACTGTATAGAAGAAGTTGTACATAACATTT